CAGAAATCATTTTGAAGAAGTCCTTAGGTTTATCAAAAACGGCTTCATACATAAACTTACTGTCATCAAATAGTTTGTATAAATCTGCGGTACTTCTATCTGTATAGTAGTTTGTATAAAGATTCAATATATGAAGAATCTATAGATGATTTCATTTATATAGACGCATCAAAAAATGATGAAAAGTTAATCGAGGAAAGAAAAATTCAACTGGCTGATGAAAGAAAAAGATACTCCGATCTAATATTTGACAGGGTAAAATCCTCTAGGTATTTTACTCGAGAGTACGAGATTCCAGTAGAAGAATCAATTATAAATGATTTTATGTCATTATAAACAAATCTACTAGTTAAATCATATAACTTAAATGATAGATGATCTAATTAGTAGATTTGAATGTTTTAACGATAGTGCATTTAAGTTTGATCCTAAATGGCATAAGTACACTTATAATGGTGTAAAATATACATCTGTAACAAAGTTCCTACATAACTTCCATAAGCCATTTGAAGAGGATTTTTTGTCAAAGAAAAAAGCAGAAGAAGCTGGGGTTACACAAGAGGATATTCTAAAAGAGTGGGAAGAGAAAAGAGATAGAGGTAATTTTGTTGGACATTCAACACACACTTGGATAGAAAATTATTATAATAAAATATCACAAGATATACCGACTGATTTAGATATTGTTGATCGAATTAATAAATTTAATATAATTTATGCTAAACATTTACATAAATTATCTCCATTAAAATTCGAACTAAGAATCTTTTCAAAGAGATATCCTATAGCCGGAACACTTGACTCACTATTTATTTACAAAGGAAATATCTTTATTTTAGACTGGAAAACTAATGGTACCTTTACACATGATGATCACTTTAAAGGTAAATACCAAAAATTACTTGATCCATTTAAAGAGTATTGGAAAAACCATCTTAACGAATATTCAATTCAAGTTTCTCTTTACTCAATGATATTGGAAGAATGGGGATTTGAAACAAAAGGTGCTTACTTGGTACATATTGGACCAGATTCTGAAGCCAAAATACATAAGGCACATGATTTTAAAGAACAACTTAAAACCTACTTACCTACACACATTTTTTAAACTTAAATAATTAAAATAATATAAAAAATAAAAACATAATTATGACAACTCACATACTAGACTTTGAAGAAGTTTTACGTAACTTCGAACCGTATCATGTATCATTGAAATCTATTCAAAAAGAGAAAAAAGAATTTTCAGAACTAATTGATGCTATCAAGGTAGAGATGGAAACTATTCTAAGTGGATCTAAATCTCTAATACTAGATGATGCTACAAATCAAAAAAATCAAATGAGATTTAAAGAATTACAAAACAAAGCTATGCAAGCTGAGTCTGAATTCAGATCTAATATTGTTGCTAGACAAAATGAAGAAGTTGAGAAGAATTTCCAACAAATTATGGATATTGTTCAAGAATATTCAATTGAGAATTCACTTGATCTAGTGGTTAATAAAAGCACAGTTGTTTATGTTAATCCTAAACTTGAAATTACTCAACAGATAATTGAAGTTGTTAAGCAAAAAGAACTTTATGTTGAATATATCGATGGGATGTACGAAAACGAAAACGCTTAAGATTAATTTTTTTAATTAACTTTTATTTCGTATATTTGTAGTATGAAACTCAAGACTGATCCTTCATACGCATCATTAAGGTATTACTACCAGGATAAAACCAGTAGTGATACTTTTTTGTTTAAAAAAGATTACAAAAAAGCAATGCTTCTTGGTAGTTTAATTATAACCGAAGATGGTCGAGTTTATTTTACAGCATCTGGTGGTGGAAAACCAATTCTACCAGACCAATTAGTAGATGATGGTATTTATCCATATAATTGGATGAATATAATGGAGATAGAATATTGTATTAAATATCAACCATATGAATTTGAAGAATGGTGGAAAGGACACGCAATGTATTCAAAAGAATTTTGGAGAATGTTGGTTTCGGATATGAGAGACGCTAAGATAAAATTTATTAATAACGATTTAAAAAAAGATTTACAATGGATACACGCAGATTAAAAAAGAGACTTTACGTAGATATGGATGGTGTTTTATGTGACTTTAAAAAGTTATATAATAGTGAATTGGAATCAAATCCATCACAACCATATCCACAATCACAATTTGGATTCTTTATGAATTTAGAATCAATTTCATTTGCTATTGACTCTATAAACCATCTACAAAAATATTTTGATGTTTGGATTTTAACTAGACCATCCGTTCAAAATTTATCTTGTTATACAGAAAAAGCACAATGGGTTAGAAAACATCTTGGTATGGATATGCAAGCCAAAACTATTATGTGTGTTGATAAATCCTTATTAAAAGGACACTTCTTGGTTGATGATCAAGTTGAACACGGTCAATCAGAGTTTGAAGGTAAACATATTCACTTTGGTTCTGATGAATTTAATAATTGGGACAAAGTTGTTACTTATCTTATGTCTAATAAAGATTTTATAACTCAAAGATCCATAGAATCTTTTTGTGGTTGTTAAGTTAGTAAATAATCAATGGCTGATGTGTATAACTTATTTAAATTTTTATCATAAGATCTTCCAATATCCCAAGAACTAAAAGTTGCACTCTGGGTAGCGCCATCTTTTGTTGCTATTAATATAGTGGTTTTATTCTTAGTTAGTTTCTGAAATAAATCACTTGTAACTATACCCTCTGGTAGAATACTTATATAATTATCCACTTCATTAATAACACCTAATTTTGGATCTCTGTTGTGTGATGATCCTGTTGCAGTTACATTAACTTGATATATTTTAGAACCAATCACCACCGGAGTAGCACTCGCTGGAATTATACCACCAGTGATAACAACCGAAGCTGATGCTGAGTAATTTTGACCAGGTCTAATAATATTAATTGATGTAACTGCACCATTAACCACAACTGGTTCAAGCTCAGCACCTGATCCTTTAGAGTCAATTACAACGGCTCTTGTTCTAGGTAATTGCTTATGATAATAAGGCCCTGTTTGATAAACACCTCTACTCTTAAATAAAATTTTATGTAATTCTTGAAATGTTGAGTTTGTTTTGAAAAGAATTTTCTTCCAAGATGTCTTTTTTACAGTTGGTACATCTAGGTCGTCTACTATAATATCATATTTTAACTCCAATGTAATTTTAAATAAATTATATTGAGATCTTTTTATTATATCATCTACGAAAATATGATAGTTTATATAATTGTCATTACCTACCTTTGCTAATTTATCAATTTTTTGATAGATCTTTTCGACCTCTATTTTTTCTTTATTAATCATAAAATTTGTTTTGAATTTTTATATATTTAGACGTTTTCTGACAAAATTGTGTTAAAATTTATATTTTATATATTAAAAATCATTAATATACTCCCAATTTCCAGATTTCTAAATTAAAAAATTCTCCAGCTCTTCGTGCCTATAAACTGATCATTTTAGAAATTGTTAATTCTCATATAGTAATCAGACCTCTTGAATTCCTCTTTACTCATTTGATCAAAAACTTCGTTAAATGTGTCAAATTCATCATTTTCAAATTCTGCGAGTATTTTACCTAAATCCCCAATTTTATTTGTTACTTTAAGAGCGTCTGTAAGGTTCTTCAGATCCTTATCATCTTTATTAGATCTGAAATATCTGGAAAGTCCACCAAAAGTACATTGCATAAAACCTTCTATTGCTGCTTCAAAATTGAAAACTTTGGGATCAAATTCTCCGTAGTTCTCAAATAGTTTAATGTGTTTTAATTTTTTCATTATGTTATTATTTTTCTTTTATATATTAATAAAAAAACCATTTTTAAAGTCATTAGTCTTTTAAATATAAACAACTTCATTCGTGGTTGGTTTTTTTAACGCATAAATATAATTCTCCATATAGTCGGTTATTTCTTCTTATAATAAACTACTTCTCTCTAATTTTATATAAAAAATAAAAAATATAAATTATGAATTGGAACGAATATTTAGTGATGTCTGAAAAAACTATGTCCACCGAATTCCACTGTGATTCAAAGGATGAAAGACTATTACATGCCGTTATTGGTATCTTGACAGAAATTGAAGAGTTACTAGATAATCACGATATCGATAAATCACCTGACGAGGTTGGTAGAAACGAAGAAGTTATTGACGCTTTATGGTACTGTGCTATAATATCTAGAGAATTTAATATTGATTATCCACAAATAGTTACAAAAATGCCTAATGGAGATCCAATGGGTTTGATTATTAAAATCATTAAAAATACTTGTAAATTATTAGACATGCTAAAAAAGAAATTGTATTATAACAGACCAATTGATGAGAATAATTTTAAAACTATATTTCATTTAATACTATTAAACTTTTCTGATTACGCTAATTGCTATGATATAAATTTAGAAAAATCATTTGATGTGAATATTGATAAATTGAAGGCAAGATATGGTGATAAATTTTCATCGGAAAAAGCAATCAATCGTGATTTAGAAACTGAGAGAAATATTTTGGAAGGTAAAAATTAATAACTATATTTGTAAAACAAAATGGTATTTCCTAATTTTGATCGTATGGACTGGTTTGTTGGTGGTTATGATTATGATAAAATTGATAACCCTAGAAAATTTCAAAATGAATTTGAATCTTTTAAGAGTAGAGTAGGAAAACATACTCCTTGGTTCGATGCTCTAAGTAGTAAGAATCAATGGGATCTTCTATTTTTGTGGAAGAAAAAGAAATATTTTGCAAAAGAAAATAAAAATCAAGTGTCTTTACGAAAATTTTTATACGAGATGCGGAAGAAAAGAAAGTTTTTCGTTTCTAAACAAAAATTAAGAGAAAGTGCACTAAATAATCTATTCAATTAATATGAAAATATTCTCACTCAACAAATCAATTTTATCTAAAAAAATACTGGATAATTTTTCTGATCAAGACTCTGATAGTCAATTGAAAATTGATAAATTTTCTGACGGTGAATTTTGTCCAGTTTTTCTATCATCTATTCGTGAGGAGGAGGTCTATATCATCTTTGATGGTCATTCCTCGGAAGATATTATAAAGCTTTTACTAACAATTGATGCATCTAAACGATCTGGTGCAAAATCAATTTCAGTAATAGCTCCTTATCTACCATACTCAAGGTCTGATAAAAATGACCATATAAGACAAAGTATTTCTGCTAAACTTCTTGCTGATATTCTAACTAATGTTGGAATATCAAAGATTATCACTATTGATTTACACAATCCGTGCATTCAGGGATTCTACAATGTTCCCGTAATACATCTACTATCAAATAAAATCTTCATAAATCATATTAAATCTCTAAATTTAGATAACCTTTGTTTTGTTGCACCGGATCATGGAGCTACTAAAAGGAACCTATTATTAGCTAAAAACTTTGAAAATTCCACATTCGCGGTTATTGATAAAAAAAGAGTAAAGCCTAATGAAATAGCATCCATGAATTTAATAAACTCAGTTGAAGGTAAAAATGTTATAATATTTGATGATCTCGGAGATACTCTGGGAACTCTTTGTAAAGCCACGGATTTACTTCTGGAAAATGGAGCTCTTTCAGTTAGAGGTGTTCTAACACATCCAGTAATGTCAGGAAATGCACTTGAGAGACTCTCAAATTCAAAAATGAATGAATTGATTATTAGTGATAGTATCCCAAATATTTATGATAAAATCAAAATTTACAATCAATCTGTAAATAACTGCAATGTCACCATATTATCTTGTTCTAATTTAATTACGGATTCAATTAAAAAGCTCCAAAGACATGAAAGTATTAATGAATTGAATCTTTAAATTCAAAACATTCTTTAGTGAATCCCTTTTTAGAGTTTAGAAATTTCTTTGTTATGCAAAGATTTTCTAAACTTCCTATTTTATTGTAATCTATTTTATTAATAAACCCCTGATAGATACTAATTTTATGATCTATTGTTGGATAACATCTATGCATCGGATTTCTACTAAAATTTTTATAAATATATTCATTATCATAATAATCAAATCCATCCCAAAGTTCAAAAAGTTTAATTTTATTATTTCTTGTAATTCGGTTAGCGTTCCTTTTATAAACTTGAAAATCACCCAAAAGTTCATCTGGTAACATTATACCTCTTTCAATTTTTGTTTTTTTTACTTTCTCTTTTACTTCATCAACATACATGGAGTTTTCAACTCCCCACCTTTCGTAGATCATCTTTTTAATTTTTTCTTGATTGTTAAAAAATTTATCACCATATCTCTCATTTTTTGTTTTACAGATATCCTCAAAATTATTGTAATTTTCATCACCATATCTACTGAATTTAGTATTCTTACCTTTTTGTTTTATTTGTTCAATTTTCATCGGACTACTAACACCCCAGTTTGATAAAAATGTATTTTTACACTTACCGATAGAACATTTTTGTGAGCAACTATAATAATTATAATTATCTAAACTTTTTGTGTATTTTTGATAAGGCAAAAACTTGGTTTGACTACAAACATCACATTTAACTTCAATTTTAATTCTGGATTTTCTATTCAGATGTTCTATTGGTATTAAAATACTTTCATTCACATTTACTCTATATCCCAAATTTCTAAAATAACTCAAAGTTTTTCCTATAACTTTTACTTGAACTTCTTTTGTTATAATCATTTAATTAATATTTTTAATTATATATTACAAAAGTTAATGTTCCTATTAAACTTTTTTTTAATCTACCATATAAAAATCATGAATAACATTGATTTAAAATTTATTGAATTCTACATTGATAAAAAATATAATTTAAAACTTAATGAGTATTTTAAAGTTGCAAGACCTGTAGCTTCAAATTGGAGGAATAAAAAATTTCCAGAAAGGAGAATTGATGAATTCTTCTATAGAGAAGGAAGCAGAGATGTTTCGGATCTTATTAAAAAAATTTATTAAAATGAAAATAATTCTTTGTGACGTGGACGGCACTGTCTGTGATGATATAAAAAATGAGGATTCACATTTATATCCAAGTGCAAAAATAATAGAAGGATCTTTAGAGCAAATTAATAAATGGTTTGATGAAGGTAATCATATTACTTTCTTTACAGCCAGAGAAGAAAAAGATAGAGAAGTAACCATTAAATGGTTAGATGATAATGGATTTAAGTATCATGGGTTAATTATGAATAAACCAAGATGTATCAATAAAGATGATGAATATGTTTGGGTTGATAATCGTAAAGTTCGTGGTGTTACTTACAATGCTGTTTGGGGAGATCTTAAAACGGTGAATAAAGATATTTTAACATTTGGAGATTAGAAATGAAAATACTTGATGGTAAATTAGTGTCGGAAAAAATCCTTAATGATATTAAGGACGAGATAATAAGCTCAGGGGTAACTCCTAAAATCGCAATCATAATGATTGGTGAAAACCAAGCATCTGAGACTTATGTTAAAAATAAAATGATTGCTTCTAAAAAATGTGGTATTAAATCTGTTTTAATGAGATTTGGGGAAGATATCTCAGAAAAGGAGATACTCAATGTTATTGATAATATAAATGATGATGATTCATATCAAGGTATGATTGTTCAGATGCCTATTCCAAATCATATAAATTCTCAAAATATTATTAATGCTATATCACCTGATAAAGATATTGATGGGTTTCATCCATATAACTTTGGAAAAATGTCAATGGGTATTGATAGTTTTAGACCAGCAACACCATATGGTATAACAAAACTACTTCAACACTATGATATTGAAACTAGAGGTAAGCATTGTGTTGTTATTGGTAGATCTAATATAGTGGGAAAACCAATTTCTATTATGTTAGGTAATGATTTTACAATTGGTAATTGTACGGTGACACTACTTCACATAGAAACACCGAGAGAACTTTTGATGAAACAATGTCAGATGGCGGATATAATTGTTGTTGCGGTTGGTATAAAGAAGTTTATAACATCTGATATGGTAAAACAAGGTGCTATAGTAATAGATGTAGGTATTAATAGAACAGATGATGGTAGATTAGTTGGTGATGTTGATTTTGAAAATGTTAAAGATAAGTGTTCTTGGATTACACCGGTTCCTGGTGGCGTTGGTCCAATGACAATTGCGTCTCTTATGTTGAATACTTTAAAATCTTATAAACTTAAACATATTGTTCATATATAAATAAAAAATCAAAAATTTTAATGGCTAAATTAGTTTTAACACAAATTATGAAGGATGAAGCACACGTTATTACACGGATGCTTGATTCTATAAAATCTATTGTAGATATTGTATGTTTAGTTGATACTGGTTCAACAGATAATACTATTGAAGTAGTTAAAAACTGGGGAACACAAAATAATGTTGAAACTCACGTTTTTGAAAGAGCATTTGATAACTTCGAGAACTCTCGTAACTATTCTATTCAAGTTGCTCGTGAGGTCACTAAAGATAGAGGTAATGACTATTGGGGATTTTGGTTAGATGCTGATGAAACCATCGAAATACTTCCAAACTTTAATAAGGCTGGAATCAACAAAGACCTTTATATGTTTAACACATATATAAATGTCATGAAATATACACGCAATGAGTGTTACAAACTTGACAAGCCATTTAGATTCTACGGACCAGTTCACGAATTTATTGTATGTGATGATAAGAACATCACATCTGGTTTGATGGAAGGATTAAATGTGAGAGTTCAAATGGATGGTGGTTCTTGGAAAGGAAATATTCCTGAGAAGTATAAATCACACGCATTTGTACTTGAAAAGTATATTGATACTAACCGTCAAGATCCTCGTTGGATTTTCTACACAGCTCAATCTTATCATGACTCTGCTTGTTTACCAGATAATAGAGAAGAAAATGAGGAGCGTCTTCGTCGTAGTATGAAGTATTACAAAGAAAGAATTTCTCGTAATGATGGTTACCCTGAAGAAGTATTCTATTCTCAGTTCCGTGTTGGTACAATCATGCGTGTTTTAGATGAACCATTTCATTTAACACTGAATGAATTATTAAAAGCTTACTCAATGGATCCGTTAAGAGCAGAACCAATTAAAGCGATAATTGATCATTACTTAGGTGTTGGTGAATGGAATAATGCTTATTTGTTCTCTAAATTTGCTAAGGCGAATTTCCACCAGAAGAATCCATATCCAACAAGATTGTTGTTCGTAGATGAATCACTTTATATTTGGAAGATTCTAGAAGTACACGCGGCAGCATGTTTCTATACTGGTAGAAAAGACGAAGCTAGACAAACATTTCAAGAAATGGTTAAGATATCAAGAGAACAACCTCAATATTTCACACCAGATGACTTTAATAAAATTCAAATGAACTCACAGTTCTTTAGTTAATAATTAAAAATATTTAAAAGGGAATGTCTTTGATATTCCCTTTTTTTATTCCTATATTTGTAAAATGGATAATCATACATTTCAAAATATTATATTACTTTTATCACTCACACCTCTTGCACTTTTGGCAGTGATAGTTTTTCTATTTCTTGACAGGAAAAAAATGAAATTACAAATTTCTGAATTAAATGAAAAAGTAAAATCAGAGAAAAATAGTAAGAAAAACTTAGTTAAATTCTATATTGGTGCTAAAGCACTTATAAATGATTATGGAATGACACATACTAATTCATTAAATAATAATATAAAAACTAATACTAGTGTTGATTATGAAGTCGAAGTTATTGATATCTCCGAAAATCAGATTAAAGTAAGAGCAATTGATTTTAAAGGTAATGATTCTTTTTCTAGAGATCCTAAAATGAGACAAGCTATTTTAAGATTTTTACAAGATACTTGGGTTGATAAATCTACCGCAGAGTTAGTTTTAGATGAATCACACAATCGCCAAATTAAATTAGAAGAGTTAGGAATATGAAAAAATTAGAATTAGTTTATATTGGTGATCACACTTCAAGATTTGAGTACGGTGAATTATATAAGGCAATTTCTTTTAATGAAGTTGGAATTATAACTTTTTTAGATAAAGATGGTGTTCCTTGTGAAATGAATAAAGACACTTTAAATTCAAACTTTGTCACTTTGTCTAATTTCATTAAACTAACACGAGATAAAAAAATTAATGAAATATTAAAATGATAAATGTTATAGTAGCATACGATAAAAATCTAGCAATTGGTAAAGATAATACACTTGTTTGGAGGCAATCTGCTGATTTAAAAAGATTTAAAGAATTAACAACTGGTAATACGGTTGTGATGGGTAGAAAAACTTTTGAGTCAATTGGAAAGCCTCTGCCGAATAGAAGAAATATAGTAATAACTCGACAAGATATTCAAATTGAAGGTGTTGAAATAATTAAATCTATTGAAGAAATTAAAAATATTGAAGAAGATATTTTTATTATTGGAGGTGGTGAGATATACAAAAGTTGCCTTCTATTTGCTGATAGAATATTCGCTACAGAAATAGATTGTGAGATAGAAGCAGATACTTGGTTTGTAGATGTTGATATGAGTGAGTGGGTAGTTGAGAGTAAATCAGAACATAAATCAGATGAAAAGAATCAATACGATTATAGTTTTATAAATTTAATAAAAAATGGATTTAAAAGAGGAAACAATTAGGATTAATGAAATTAGAGCATTGTTTATTAAACAATGTAGAAATGGAATTTGGAAAGAACATAATAATGAAAAATATGTTAATGATTATTTCAGGATAGAATATGATGGAAATTTCCATAAAAAATGGAGTATTCAAATAGATGATTCAAATATTTTATCATCATATATTGGGATATCATCATTTTTATTTTATTTTTTGAGAATTTTAATGAGATTTAATGCCAAAAACTATGAAAAGAAAAAAAATAGACAAGCAGCGGCAATTATTGCAGATAGATTCTTTTCAAAACATAAAGATCTTCAACGAGATAGTAAATTAGATAAAATTTTAAATTAAATGAAATTATTAGATAAGTATAAAGTGGCTATTGGTAATCCAGACTACGAATTTACAAATTCTTATCAAAGTGGTGGATTTAATTGGTTAAATCCACTTATAAAAGGTGTTCCAATGAAAGATGTTAAACAACTTTCATTTTCATCATTATATCCAAATATAATTTGTGGATTGGTAGAATCTGGATATCATGAAATGGCAAGTGAGAAGGTGAAATTAGGAATGATTGAGTTTATTGAAAAATTTGATTACTTCTCTAAAAATAAATTAGTAATAAAGTCTGATACAAATTTGTATAAAGAGTATAAAACTTATATAAATTCATTTTATGGAACTCTTGGATATATGTCTAAAATTGAGGATGTTGATTTTATTACTATGGTTGCTCAGTATTTGAACGCTTTCTATAATGATTTGTTAGAGGTGAATAAAAATAAAATACTATACATAGATACTGATACTATTTTTTATTGTGGAGAGTTAGATTTATTGGGATTTAATGTTAATTATGATATTGAAGAAATTCCATATATTTTAATTGAAGAACTAAAAAGATATGTAATCAAGAAAGAAGATTTTGAATCAAAAGGTTACAAAGGTAAAAATGTTCAGAGCGCAATTGATTTACTTAAAACTCTTGTAAGAGAAGATAAAATAGAAAAACTCGGTATATGAAAAACTTAGTAAATGTATTTCAAGATACATTAGAAAATAGCAAGAATCTAACAGATTCAACAACATCAAAACATACTTTTGATGAAACCAATCCACCAAGATTAACAATGTTTAAAGACATTATCAGTGTTATAAATACTGATAGTGTTTCAGCAGTTGTTGAGTATTCTAAATTAGGCAAGACCTGTGTCCTAAATATGGCATCATATAAAAGACCAGGTGGTGGTGTTCATAATGGTGCCAGAGCTCAAGAAGAATGTTTATTTAGATGTTCTAATCTAATTCAAGTTGTTCCTACTAGTTTTTATCCATTAGAAGTAAATGAGGCACTCTATACAAAAGATGCTATCTTCTTCAAAGATAAGGACTATGATTATATGGAACCAGTTGTTTGTGATGTTATCACAATTGCCGCAATTAATTTAAATGAGAATGCGAAATATGATCCTGTTCAAAATATTACAGAATATCGTAAGATAACAAAAGATAAAATCAGGTTAATGGTTTCGTTGGCGGCTCAAAATGGAGTTAAGAATCTAATACTTGGTGCTTGGGGATGCGGAGTGTTTAATAATGACCCTACAACAATGTCACAATATTTCAGTGAAGTATTAATTGGTGAGGGATATTCTGTTGATTTTGATAATATAGTTTTTGCAATTATCAATGATCATAATTCTGTTGGTAACAACTTTGACATATTTAACAATAAATTCAATGGATGATATTGACGACTTATTTGAAGAACTTAATAGTTTGAGAAAAAAGCAGAAAGATATTATTAAATCATCTACAAAACAATTGAGTGATTATGTAATGAATATGGATTTTGCATCTCTCTATCCAAGTACTATGACTATGTACTTTCCGAATAAACACAAAAAGATTTCAAAAATTAAAAAAATAATAGACAATATAAATGACGACACAAGAATATAAAGCATTTGAAACCTGTGTTAAGAATTTAAAACACATTGTTACTAGAAATCAAAATTATGAGTTTGCGGCAATGTTGAGAGATATTGAAAAAGATATAACAATTCCTATAACAGCATACGGTCAAGAAACAACCGATTGGCAAAGAGTTAATTCACTTGATCCTTTTAAATATTATGATAGAATTGAAAGACTTATAGATAAATACTCAGAAGATAAAATCGATGGAGAGTTAAGATATAATCTTAAACAATTATATAATGTGGTAATGAGACCAGTAATTAGACAAGAAATGATATCTAAAATATTAGGAGAAAATGATGGTTGTAGCCAGATATAACAATATGATATTTACTTGTGATATGTCAAGGAAGTTAGGTGGTATGCGTGATCGTTGGAAAATTAATTTTATAGATTTCTTTGAAGGAACTGATGAAATGTTTATTGCTACTTACAAGCCTAAGTATCCACAACACAGATTTCAAATTTATAAGCATATTAAAAAGTCTATGTCAAAAGAAATTCGTGATAGGATTATAGAGGCTGTTAAAGACTCAAGTATAAGAGATAGGATCAGAGAATACAACATTGATAAATTACTTTTATAAATTTAATTTGTTAATTAACTTCTTAAATATTTTTTGTATATTTACTTACTATGAAAAATACACAAGAGATACCTCTCAAAAGTAAATTTGTTGATATTGAGTATAAAGGTGATACTTATAATATTGAATTCTTTTACTATGAATCACCAGATGGTCATAGTTTTACAACCACTACAACAGATGATGAATTCTTTGATCGTTTAGATCAACTTCATAGAGATAGAAAAATTCAGCAAATTATTCAATAATAATTAGTATATTTGTCATGTGATGAACAAGACAGAAATAGACAATCTTTTTAAAACTGGTAAGAAATCTTATGGTAAGATTCTTAAAGTTATATCTGTTTCCGGAAACGGAGAGGTAATAATTTCTGCCCCAATTAAAACATTCAAGAGAGCAGTTGATAGAAATAGAGTGAAGAGACTTATCAGAGAAGCAATCAGACAAGTTGATTTTTCTAATAAAAATGCTTTTGTTATCTACAATATCGCAGAAATTAAAACTCTTCAAGAGATAAAAGAAGATTTGAAAAAAATTAAGATATGAATTTATCATTATACTTCTTTTCATATCTATCTATAAATCTTATTAAACCTTTATCATATAATTCTTTTATTTTCTGATTTGTCAACTTAACAGGATCTATTAGTTTGTAAGTTAATCCATTCTCTTCACAAAACTTTAAAGCACTTTCCTTTTTCAATAAAACTTGCTCAGAATCGAAAAAATGAGAAGGCTTGCACTCAACTATTAACTTTTTTTCTTTGATGAAAAAATCTGGATAGTAGTTTCTTTTATTACCATCTCTATCAATATAACCAATTCTAAACTTTTTCTTCTCAGCTGACTCAATGTCAATTCCCTCTTTCTCCATCATTAATATGAAGGATAATTCTTTTAAACTTTTGAAAAAGAACTTACCATACCAACCACTCCATCCGTTTCCGCTACCATTTGGTGATGGTCTTCCAAACATTGAGTTATTTTCACCAGTACTATTTATACTTTGTTTCATTTTAAATTCATTCATTTTTTCATCAGCTATATCTATGCCATACTTTTCTATCCAAACTTCATAAAAACTTTTACCATACATTGGATTTTTCTCACCTCTATTATGCTTTGAAACTTTACTTCTGAATTCCTCAGTTCGATATTTATCAATATTTTTTAGGTTATTTTCTCGTAAAATATTTTTAATGTCGTCATTATGTGTTTTACCATAAAAAGGATTATTCTGACCTGAGTTATTACATTTCATACATTTAGTATTCAGTAATGATGCTCTTTTAAATGTAGTTTTACTCTTATAAATTATTTCTTTGTCACAAGATGGACATTTTCTTTTAAATTCTTCCATTTGGTTATTTGTTTTTTTATATATTTGTCTAATAGGAGTCCCTGACTCCAACTTTTTTAATTTAAATAATAGAAATTGTATGTATAACGGAAATATAGTATTATTATCACCACCAGGTGGTGGCAAAGGAACTCTTTCAAAACAATTAGTCCAAAAGTATGGATTCACTTTAGTATCAACCGGTGACATACTCCGAGAAGAAAAGAAATCTGGTAGTGAGATTGGTAAAGAAATCAGTGATATTCTAGGTAAGGGTAATCTTGTACCAGACGAAGTTGTTAATCAAGTTATCAAAAATAAGATTAAAGACTTTGAACTGAACGGTCGAGTTATATTCGATGGTTTTCCAAGAACCGTGGTTCAAGGTGAATTCCTTGATACAATTGCTGATATTGGTTTAGTTATCTATTTAGAAGTATCTGATGATACAATCCGAGAAAGAATTCTAGAACGTGGTAAAACTTCTGGTCGTGAAGATGATCAAAGTATTGATATTATTGATCGTAGAATTCATCAATTTAAAACAGAAACTAAACCTCTAATTGATTTTTATGGTGATAAAAAGATCTTAGCAACTATTGATGGTGAAGAATCTATAAAAGAGGTTTTTAATAGAGTTGAAAACATTATAAAATTGTGGAAATAATCTTATTCTAAACTATGAAACGTATATCAATCACGAGTTCAATGGGATCGGGAAAAACATTCATTGCGATGAAATTTGCCAGTTTAGGTGTTCCTGTCTTGATTATGGATCAAGTTGTTAGACAACTTCAAATCACTAATGAAAGTCTTATTAAGAAGATTAAAAAACGATTTCCAGATTCATACACAGGTAATGTTATGAATAAGGAATATATGGTTAGAAAGTTGTTCTATGATGAAACTGGTAAGAATCTAAAAGATATATCAGAGATAATCAAACCATATCTTCAAGAAGAATTAGAGAAGTTTTACGAAGAGTTCTCAGATAAGAAGTATGTTCTTGTGGAAAGTGCCTTAATCTATGAATACAACATGCAGGATCAATTTGATGAAGTTATTTTCGTTAATGCGAATCCTAAGAAAAGGAAACAAATGGCAATGGATCGTGATAAAATTACTTCTGATGAATATAACAGAAGAATGAAAACACAGATGCCGGATGAATTTAAAATTGAAAAGTCAAAATACATTGTGAATAATGACTATACAGAAGGGGTATTTGAACAAGTTAAACAAATAAATGATTTGATTAATAAAAATTAATGATTATGAGTGAAAGTTTATTGCAAAAGAACTTATTTTGAGAGAAATTTAAACACATACCCAATCAACGGTAAGGATTATGGTGAGCACTGGTCTAAATGGATTAAAGGTAAATACTATAAAATTAGAATACCAGAGGATTATGAGCGTAGAGTAGGTGTTTATTATTATATGGAGAATGAAAGAGAGTCTTTCTGGTCACCTATAAAAGTAAGAGAGTTTGATAAATATTTTATTGATGTTGATCAGTTAAGAGAAGAAAAGATCGATCAAATATTTACTAATCCCTAACTATTACTATTTTGAAATAATCATTTTTTAGAACAGACATCTGTTGAAACATTTTAACTTTAAAATCTGAACTTTCTAATCTTTTACAAATAGTTGATATTTCTTCAGTCACAAAATTAAATTTATTCCTATAAACGTCAAAGAATTTTATAGAGTCACTATAATTTCCTTCTTCTGGAATTTTAACATCTTTATATCCACTGGCCCACTGATTTAAAGTTAAATCTAAATTGACAACTAATTCAACTCCACCATTTGGAAGTTTCAATATATCACATCGAATTCCATTATCGGTAAGTTCAGTGCAAAGATTTAATATTTCCTCTCTCATATCAATAAAATTAGATATTTCATCAGATTCAAACTTCTTTAAATATTTCATAGAGTATATATTTATCTTGGAAAATCAATTCCTCTTTCAACAATGTTTTTTGTATAACTAATTGGTTTAAATAGTTCGAGTGTATATTCTACTGCCTTATCAACATCAAAATCTTTACAAGAAAATATATCAATAAAAGTATAATTCTTTTCTTGGAATGAATGAACTGACAAATGACTTTCTGCTATGATAACAATTCCTGTTATTCCCCTATCTTCTGGTACTAATCCTGAATATGGAAATACATATGGTTGAATTATTGGTGTCATTCCTATCATTTCTGGTAATGTCTTTAAGTAATCAAAGTGTAATTCATAATTTTCTAAAATTTCTTTAGGACATCCTGTTAGGTCTAATGTCAAATGCGGACCAAAACTCTTTTGTTTCATAGTTATAATTATATTTTATGTATATATCTTAAAAATTTTTAAAATTTTATGAAATATTAAAACTTTTTACAATATTTGTAATGTAATAATAACGCAACTTGAATTAATATGTCTGGCGAGCATAAGATGGCTCTAAACCATCTAATATGGGGTTCGAATCCTCCAAGTCGCACTAAAAATAAAAATAAAAGCTATGTTGTAGATTATTTCAAGAAAGTTACTCAAATTTCTCAAAAAGAAGAGAAATTCAATTATCCCAGATCACTATTACAGATTATTTAATAGAAATTGGGTAGTAGAAAAATCAATTAACTTCCAAACACAAGCTGTCGCTGAAGGTATGAAACCTTACGGGTGGACCGTTGAGGTTCGTTGGAAAGATAGTAAAGGTGATTGGTACAATTGGGAAACTTATTGGAATAGAAAAATATACTATTCGGCAAATTCAGCAACAGAAGCAGCTCTAAAGTTTTATATAGCTAAAAGTCATGGATATGAGTGGAGAGTAAAACCACTTTATGTAATGGACCAACAAGAGTATAGAAACTTTAAACTTGATAAATTATTAGGTGAAAATTCAACTCAAGAACCTAAAAAGTATGAAATAATAGGTTGGAAAGTTAAAGAAGATTGTGAGATTGAATATAATAATGGTAACAAATCACAATATAAAAAGGGAACACTATTTATTCAACTTGAAAGTGGTGATATCATTCAAATAAAAAACTCAAGAGAAAATACAAGAGCTGGTAGATATCAATTATTTAATGACTTAATACCTCGCGGGTTTGTTGAAGAGGTAAAAATAGAAGATGAGAAATGGTCACATCCACATCTCTTAAAAGAAGTAAAAAATAAATTGAAACTCTAATAATTCAGTCAAAAATCAATGATGTTCTAAAAAATATCTCATGATTTAATATATAAATCATGAGATTATTATTCACACTTTTACTACTTATACCAACACTATTACACTCTCAAAGAATTGAAGAGATTGATGGTAAGTACAGGGCTAGAATTGAGTATTCGGTTACTGATAAAAGTATTGACTACATTTTTAACAATGCTAAGTCTTGGATAGAAATTGAATTTCAGAAAAGTAAAATGAATGATGTTGCCATCTATTCAAAAAATAAAAAACTATCAGGAACAGTTTATAATAAAAAACTATCATTTAATATTGAAATAATATGTAATGATGGATCTTTTATTGCTAAGTTTAGTGATTTCTATTTAAAAAGAAAACCAATTAAACCTAAAAATATAGATATGGTAAATCAATATTTATTTAAACTATCGGGGAGGATGCAAAAATATATTAGATATGGTGAGTGATAAACTTTTAATTCATAGTATTTTATAATAACTATGAATTTAAAATTTACAATCGATGATGAAACTCATCAAATAGAAATATCTTCTGATAAAACAATTCTTGATAATCTTAAAGATTTTGATATACCCTACGCTTGTCTAAGTGGACATTGTTCAACTTGTATGTGTAAGTTGATTTCTGGTGAGGTTGATATGAAAACAAATTTAGCGCTGACTGACAAGGAGACTGAGAACAGCTACATTCTCGCTTGCCAATCATACGCTAAATCTGATATAGAGATTATATTCTAATTATTTAATATGCCCACCTTTAACTGGTGCCTTTTTCTCAACTGTTTTTTTAACAATCTCACCCTTATAATCTACGTTCTTATAAGATTTTATAAAGTATAGACTATCTTTCATTTGATATTCATAGATATTATCAGTAACCAAATTCTCAATTATAATCTTTTGAGTTGGTACAGTAGATAATTGTTCTATATGTGATGGTTTAAATCTAACAGTAGATATAATTTTACAACTCATTCTTTGTAAAGATAAACTTGAAAAATTACCATTTTTATTAACGATGGTTATTTTTGACATATCTGAACAATAATGTAAGTCCTTATAAATGAATTTTACATCCTGTATGTATCTCTCACCTGGAATATCAGCATTTTCTAATATTGGATAAATCATTAGTGTTGAATCCTTATCGTGTATATAAGGTTCAGGCTGACCTTCATGCCTTTTAATTTTTGGGTCATTATTCTGTATCCAAATACAGTGTGAGCATGTTGTTTTGTTTGTATCTACACCCAATAAGTCCGCGAACAGACTTAAAAAGAAAATAGAGATTGTCGCTACTATTATTCTCATATATAATATTTTTCTTTTATATATTACTATTTGAGAATAAAATTTATCTAAACCCTTTAAATTAAAGGGATTTAAGTGGTGAATTTTTCCAATGATATAAAAATATTAAACTCAGAATCATCTTTTAATTCTTCGATATCTTCTGGAATTTCATATTTTACAATATAACCACCAGCTTCTCTAAGTCTTTCTACGAATTTACTAATATCTTCTCCTATCAACTTGAAGTATTTATACCAAAGCACATTCTTTTCTTTTGCATCTTCTTCTGTCCAATCTTTATCTCCGAGATACCAATTTAAATAAAATTCACTATAGCAGTATAATGTTAGTTCAAATTGAGGTCTTCTTAAAACACCATTTGGTCTTCTATGTCTATCTGCAATTTCACTAAAATCAGCTATATAATAATATATACCGGGTCTTGAATCATCATTTTCATCCAAATCATCAGGCAATTCTTCAATGTTATAATCATCAATTATATCTTGAAATATAGATTTTATCTCGTCGAGATGGTATTGTCTATCATCTTCTGAAAGTGTGTTGATATTTTCAAATCGTTTCAAATATCTCATGCCTCTGAATAATTTATTTTTAATATAATTTGGTCGGCCCAAATGTCATAACTATATATATTAAATTTTTATGACTTAAAATCAATAAAGGTATTGGTAAATTTAATATATAAAAATAAAAACAACTCATGGGTAAGAAATGGACAGATGAAACTAAAATTCTCTTTCAGAAGAAAAAAGAATTAGGTATTGGTAGGCTAACTATTGCAAACTGCAATCAATATCCAAAAAATCCGTATCAATTAGTATTTGATGGGAAACATGTTGCCTTTTTTCCAACCTGGAATGATGCATTTGATGCTATAGACGAGGTTAATGAAGATGGAATAGAAATAGTTAGAAACAAAAACAAGAGAATTTCAAAAGATTTAAAATGTCTAGATGGAGAATTTTTATGTTATAGGTGTGAAAAATATAAACCAGAATCATCTTTTAAATGGAAACATAAATATTGTAATGAATGTGCATTAGAACAAAAAAAAGATTATTATTACCTAAATAAGTATAATTTGAATTTGAATAGATACTCATCTTTTGAAAAGTATTTTCAATCATTGTTAAATAAAAGAGATAGAAAGGATTATTTTTCCGTAAGTGATCTTATGTCTATTTTAGAAAGACAAAATTATAAATGTGCAATAACAGGTCAAAAATTTGAATTGAAAATGGCAGTCCAAAATTACCATCAATAGATAGAATAAATCCTAAAAAGAACGGTGGGACTTATGAATTAGATAATATTCAACTAATATGGCATAGTATAAATATGTTTAAAAGTGTTTGGGATATAGATTTCCTATTAGAATGTTCAAAATTTATTATTGATAATAAATCATAAATTTATATATTAAAAACTTATAAGGAATTATAGAATAAAAGTGAAGATGGAATCAAAATTAATAAGTTTTATAGGAGCTCCTTGTTCAGGAAAATCAACACTTGCAACTGATGTTCACACAGAATTAAAAAAACTAGGAAAAAATTCAATTTTTGTTCAAGAATCGGCAACTGATTATATAGCTGAATATGGAATACCTAACACACCAATAGATCAATTAACAATATTTTACAAACAATCTAATCGTGAAAATATGTTTATTGGATCTAAAGAATTTATTGTTTGTGATTCTTCTGGTATTTTAAACTATTTTTATTTCAGAAGATTATTTGGTAATCCTTTATCCGATAAAGACATTGCAACAATTAATCATCTTCAAAAAGAAATCCTCAAATCTCTTTCTAAATGGAAATACTTATTCTATGTTCCACCGATACCAACAAATACAAATGATGGTATCAGATATCATAATGAAGATGATATTAAGAAATTAGATACTTGGATTAAATCTTATTTAGAAATTGAGAATATACCTTATATCGATCTTTCTAAAATTGACTACAAGAAAAGACAAGATTATGTCACAAAACAAATTTTAATTAATGGTTAAGTTTAATATAGTAACTAGATGTACAAGACCTCAATACCTAAATAAGGTAAAGGAATCAATATTCACAACATCACTATTTGATATCAAATGGTGGGTTGTCTTTGATACCAGAGTGATCAAAGATATAGATGCTGATTTTTTATCTGATTTATATTCAATTGGTGGTCAACCACTATTTTTTAAGGGAGAAGAAGGAGATTTTGGACACTCATTACTCTCAAAAACTATCGATCTTATTGATGATGGGTTCATTCACTTTGTAGATGATGATAATATCCTTCATGAAGATTTTTGGACTGTGATGTATAAAAATATTAATCTTTTTCCAGAAAAAAGAGGATTTATTGTATCTCAAAAAGTAGGTGGTAAGGACTTCTCAGGTCTAGACATAAGAGAAGCCAAGCCAGAAAATACAAGAGTTCAACATATTGATATGGCTCAATTTATTTTGAGAAGAGATCTTTATAACAATTATCGATTTAAACCAGGAGATTATAAAGCTGATGGGTATTTGATTGAAGAAATTTATAATATAAATAAAGAAGATTTCCATTTTATACCAGATGTGTTATGTTATTATAATTGGCTGAAAGTATCTCCAAACTTTACACCAAAAGTTCTTTACATAGGACCAGACAATCCTGTTTTAAAATCTTATAAATTCGCTGATTATGAAAGTGATGATCTAAGAGTAACCTATGCTAAAGATGATAGTAATCTTCAACAAATATTAAAAGATATAAACCCAGATAGTATAGTCACTCACTCTGATGACTGGTCACAATTTAGAAACTTATCATCACAGCCACTGGACATTCGATCAAGATGGATACACACAAAAGATATAAATCCAGATTTAGGAGAAAATGCTTATAGATGTGCTATGTCTTATATACTAAATCGTGATTCAAAGTCAGAGTTGGTATCGTACTTTACACCTATATACAATATAGGAGAAAAATTAAAAGTAACATATCAATCATTACAGAATCAAACCAATAATAATTGGGAGTGGGTAATCGTAAATGATTCTACGGATGGTGGTATTACTTATAAAGTTGCTGAAGAGATTGCTAAAAATGATAATCGTGTAAAACTATATGAATTCAGAGAAAAGTCTGGTGGTATTGTTGGTGAGTCTAAGTATCGGGCAGCAGCACTAACTAAAGGTGAGATTTTAGCAGAGTTTGACCACGATGATTACCTAATGCCAAGTTGTACTGAAACTTTACTACAAGCATCTAAAAAATATCCAGAGTGTGGATTTTTCTATACTGATTTTGTTGAATTAGATAATAATTGGAATTCTCTTACTTATGGTGATGGATTTGGATTTGGATATGGAAGTTATAGAGATGAATTAATTTTTAATAAACATATGAAAGTGTGTCAATCATTTAATATAAATCCGAAAACTATTAGACACATTGTAGGTGTTCCTAACCATATTAGATCATGGAGAAGAGAGGATTATTTTAGAGCAGGTGGTTATAATAGAAGATTATCTATTGCAGATGACTATGAACTTGTGATACAAACCTTTTTAACTACTAAAATGTTAAGAATAAAAAAAGTTGAATATTTACAATTTATTCATAACGATGGTGGTAACACACATAATATATCAAGAGCCGATATACAAAGAAGAGTTAGAACAATTGCTGGACACTACAATGAAAAGATTAAAAATAGATTTGAAGAACTTGGTCTAAAAGACTGGGCATATGATGGTAATCCAGAAAATCCTACTTGGACAAATAGTCAATATGATGATTTAGAAGGTCCGGTAAATTTAGTTTGGGAACCTTGATACATTTTAACAATTTTTATATATATTTGAAAAAAATTAACAAATGACAAACGAAGAATTTTTAGAAGAAATACTAACAGAAGCTCATCAATTAGGAATCTTTAAAGAAGTGGTAGAACTGGCATCAAAACTTGATGAACCAAGCACTATATCTTCTTTTCAAAAAGCTCTTCATCAGATAATGAGTGATAGGAAAATACATATTTCATAAAATAAAAAATGGGCTACATAAAAAGGCATCAGTCAGATAGTGGCTCTTACAGAGCATCTTATAGTATTTGGATGGATTGGAAATTTAAAAACTACAAAAGATTCAGAAGTAATCTTTTAATTTTACTTTGTCTAAAAAGAGACAAATGGAATGATAGGGGCATTATATTCATTGACACAATATTAACACCCTTCAATATAAAATGGGGTTGTAAATGGTTTGGTCATGACTGGCATATTACAGATATCACTGAAGATATTAACGAACCACAACAGAAAGCAATCTGTCTAAAATGTTATAAATCTGAAAATATTGATAAATATAAGTCAATTAAAAGAGAAGAAGTGATTAATAAAATTTTGAAAAAAAAGTGGTAGCCAAACGAGGCCATAAGATTTTAATATATACTTTATGAAAGTAGATAATATAGAAAAATTTAAAAATAAAGCATCTATTATACACAATAATGAGTATAATTATGAAAAATCAATTTATAACGGTAATAAAGAAAAATTAATAATAACCTGTTTATTACATGGAGATTTTAGCCAAACACCACACGAACATTTAAGCAAAAGAGGTTGTAGAGATTGTGCTAATCTAAGATTAAGAAATAAATTTGGTAAAAATAATGAAGATTTTATAAAAGAAGCAAATTTAATACATAATTATTTTTATAATTATTCTGAAACAAATTACATAAATAGAAGTCTAAAAGTAGATATAATTTGTCCTAAACATGGCTTGTTTAAACAACTACCTAAACACCATCTTAATTATTCGGGATGTCCTGTATGTAAATCTTCAAAGGGTGAAAAGATAATAACTAATTACCTTATAAATAATAATATAAAGTACATACCACAATTTACTTTTGACAATTGTATAGGTAAAAAGAAAAAATTACCTTTTGATTTTTTCTTACCTGATTATAATATTTGTTTAGAATTCGATGGTATGCAACATTACAGTGACAAACATTTTCATTTTAATTCAAATGGTAAAATTAATGAAAAATTTAATGATAGGGTAGAAAATGATTTAAAGAAGACAAATTATTGTATAAATAATAATATAAGGCTTTTAAGAATAAAATATACTGATATGGATAAAATAGAAATTATAATAAATGACATTTTAAAAATACTATCTTGATATTCCCAATACCATTCTGTTTGAACGTATTGCTACAAGCATTAAGTATTTGGGAGTAATAACAAGTACTTCTTTGTTGAAAGGATTACTTGCCGCTTTTATAATAGCTTTAGCAAGTTGTGGACGTAGATTGATTTTTTCGTGAAGAGTATATTTCATATTTTGATTTTACGGTAAATAAAAACAAAGGTTACAAAAAATTTTATAAATACTAAGTTAAATATGAAGTCATATATTCTAATATTAATATTGTTATTGAATCTACCATTGTCGGCACAAGTAGGCCCAACCTCTAATTGGTATTTTGGAACAAATGCAGGAATAACATTTAACTCAGGAACACCCGTCGCACTTACAAATGGTGCTCTTACGACAACCGAAGGTGTTGCAACAATATCCGATAACTCTGGTAACTTACTCTTCTATACAAATGGTATAACCGTTTGGAATAGAAACCATTTAATAATGACAAATGGTAACGGACTATTGGGTGATTTTTCTTCTACACAATCTGCAATAATAGTTCAAAAGCCACTATCCAATAACATTTATTATATTTTCACCAGTGATAATGATGCTGGACCCGATGGGATAAGATGGTCTGAGGTAGATATGGCACTATCTGGTGG